ATCGGTCCAGTCACGAGCAATCTCTGGCTCGTTGGCCCATAAATATCGTCTTTGTTTTTCTGATTGAAAAGGCATTACCTTCTTCCTCCAGCTTGTAGGTCTAACCTAAAAGTTCCTAATTTCCAATCTTCATTCTTCCCGGTGTTTTCAACCTTTAAGGCTACTGATCTTGCACGGGCTCTGGTGTCTTGTTTGAGTGTGCTTGATGTAATATCAAAAGGTCCTAGAGTGGAGCTCACTTGAGAAGCATTGGGATAATCTCTTAAATATAAAGTCACTCTTGTAGTTCCCGTTTGTGTTAAAAAATCTGGAATGAATCTTCTGATTGACATAAAGAATTCACCATCTCCTCTAAACGTTACGCCTTGTTTTTGATCTTGAGTAATATCAAAATCTCCTGATTCGATGTTAGAAGTAATCGCCGTGACACTTCCACCGGATACTTCATTGTTCCCTGTTTCGTGTTCAAAATAAGTTGAAACGCCTTCTGTATTACCTACCACATAAGTTCCTGAAGTGGAAGCTTGAGTTCCATTAATATTATAATAGGTTGCATGAGGTTTACCAAAGATGGCTGAATCTTCCCAGGCTGTTCTGTTTAAACTTCCCGTCGTCCAGATTCCACGTTGAGCAGAAGAATCAATATAGTTATAACAAACCATTCGATCCACTACATTGGACCCACTACTACAGTAGAACCACATAATTTCTCCAAATAGATTATTTAGTCCTGCGTTAATGAGTTGGTTTGACGTTGTATTAATACTGTCATAAACATAGTCTTCGACTAAACAGTCCATGGATTCTAATTTACCAGTGTATCTAAAGAAACCATTCTCAGACATCCAATAGCCCGCACCATCAACTTCCACACAGGCATTCTTACCAATCAATCCGCAGTTGGTTCCCACTTGTTCAAAAGCAAAGGTGAACGGTGCACCTACAAAACGCATGGTAAAGAGTGCGGTATCCGTCCAAATATAAATCGCATCACGACCTCTTAAGGCTCCCATAATTTTAGAACCATCAGCCAGTCTTTGTGTACCTGCGGTGTTCGTTGCGGTTGGGGTGTAAGTATTTAAATCCTCTTGAGAAGAGAATCGAATAAACATGTTGTCTTGAGTACTCGCTGTTCCGATTGTAGTCTCTGTTCCAAAAAATACTAAGTGACGATCGGGAGTAGAAACTAAAACATCTCTTGAAGCGGTGGGTGCTCCTGAAATAATAGTTGCTCTTGTACCCGTAGGGTTAGCAGCATCGGCATCCCATTCAAAACATTCAGCATCGGTAATTAAAGCAATCAATTTAGAACCATAGTTATCGAGTGTCCACATTCCTGGCGCAATCACATAGTCTCCAGAAGCAGCTGAACCCCAACCGACATAGTCAGTTGTGTTCGTTACGGTTGCCCCATCTGAGTGAGCTGCACGAGTAGTGTTTCTCACGGCTCGGGTAATACCGGTTAAATCATTTCCTGAAACTCCAGTGTATGAAATTTCTTCTGTGCCTACTTGAATATAAGAAGTTCCTGAATCAGGAAAGGCAGAAGCGTCAGTTAAAGTAATTGAAGTTCCTGATCCTCCTGTTCCATATATATTATCTCCTAAAGCTCCATTTAAAGTCGTTGTGGTTTCTCCTGAAACCGTACCACTGTATTGACCAATACCCCAACCTAAACCTCCAAGTTGTTGTGCCGGTCCTACAGGATAATAATGTTGAAGTCTGATACCCCCAGAAGTCGTGGCTCCTGATCCGGTCTCCGCGGCAGCCATGGTAATTTCAATCTGAGTTGAACTTACGATACTGGTGATCATAAATTTCATATCATTGAAATCATCGGCATCATAATCTGAATTCGTAATAGCTGTAAAATTATCTAAAAGAATAATATCTCCGGCGTTGTATCCGACCGTAGAACTTAAGGTAATATAAACTGACTTTGATCCATTCGTAGTACTGAAAGCATTAGTTAAAGTACTTGTGGTTTTAATAGGGTGAATATCATAGAAGATACCCCCTGTATAAACATATAAAATTCGATTAGTTCCAATGGCTGAGTACTTAATCGCTGCACTACTGACAAAATGGTGGAGAGAACGGACAGGTCCTGTTAAATAATCTTCTCCTAACTGAGCCCATCCTCCTATTTTTTCAGGAGTAGAATACCTAAAGCGAACGTTATCACCTGCAATCCACTGCCCTTCAGCGGTGGTTGGTGTGACTTGTTTATTGAAACCTGGTAAAAATCCTATCTTTTGTAGCATACAAAAATCCGTTTAGGATACAAATATACTATATTTTTGTGGAGATCAACTCTTTACACCAGCCGTTTTGATAGTCAACAGCCATGACTTCTCTAGCTTTTGCTTCTTGTTCTTTAGTAATGGTCCGTGTTCCATGTTCCCTGAGCCTTGTTTTCTGTATCTTTCTCCCTCCTAATTGTTCTAAGAAAGGAAGGAGCTTGGTATCAATCTCGTTCATATTCCAAACATGAGTATAGATCGATGGATCAGGACCCAACATGGCTGTATTGGTTCGGCAATGAATTCGAATGTAATTGTTTTTTAAGTGATGTTCATAGGCCCATAGAAAATGATCCAGATTAAGATGAGGATACTGTTCCTGGCAATAATAAAAGCCACTAATAATTTTATCAATGGGATCTCTATAAACCGCAATTCTTATCTCACAGTCTTTAAGTTCTTTATGGTAAGATTCAAATCCTTTCTCGCGTCCAATATAGGAATCTTTGCCACAAAAATCTTGAACGTTGGTTCCACTATACGTGGTGGGTTTCTCGTTCCAGAGAAGCTGACCTAAATAGTTAATGATAGTAGTGGATCCTGCTTTATTGTTCCTGACATACCCCAGACGTTTACCGCCCAGAGTCACACGAACCAAAGCCATTACTTAGGAACGCCTAGAAGAGGACGTCCGTCCAATAAATTCGTTTTAGCAAAAGGACCATTGACATGATTGTAATGAAGAAAAACTTGAGAGCAGACGTTGCCTTGAAAAGGTTCTCTCCAATGCTCCAGTTCACAGCCAGAATAAATAAGCATATCCCCTATTTTTAAATCAACTGGAATTCCTTTAGGAGCTCCGGGCTTTACAACAGTTGTGGTTTCGCTTCCGGATAAAATATTATCGGCTCCAGTGGGATCTAAATAAATAGGCCATTCATCTCCTCCTAAATGTAACGTGGTAGAGATTTCACAACTCGGGCGATCCTTATGGCGATATAAAATATTTCCTTTTTCATAAAGTCGGGTGTACGAGTATGTTGGAATTAGCTCCATTCCTGTCCTGGCTTTCATAATCGGAATCATATACATGAGTAAGGTTTCCATAACCCAATCTCCATATTTAGAATAGGCTCCGGGTACTTGTGGATCATCTCGTTTACCCATAAAAGGATTATAGGGATTTACTTTGCGATGTTTCATCATAAAATCCACGGCATCTCGCTGTAGCATCATATAGTTAAAGATAAAATTAGCGAGCTCTTTAGATAAAGCTCCTCGAATCACTTGATATTTTTTGGTTTTAAAACTCATCCTACTTTTCCTTCTTTATTGACTTGAATAAAATTAAAAGAAACCGAAATTCTCCAACCCTTTTCTCCTTTTTCTTTGGATTCATTTATTTCTACACCATGGGG